AATATCTCCATAAGACATTCCGGGTAAGGGAGAACCTACATCATCTGTCTTACCTACTGGCATATCAAACCAGTTCTTGGCTGTGAGAAATTTCTCCACATCATCATGTTTCCAGTTCAGGGACGCATAGATAGCAGATCTTCGACTGCCTCCCTGCATTACCTTCTGTCCTATGGAGTTGATCATCTGCATCTTGGGTATAGGACCAGAAGATATTCCTCCAGTACCCCTCAGAGGCTGTCCTTCAGATCTATATACAGAATAGTCCACACCTATACCACCACCTGTCATTAGACAGGACTCTGATTTCCAAGACAGGTCTGCCCAATCTTCTCTGGTATCTTCCTCTGCCTTTAACAGGTAACAGTTATTAAAAAACTTCTTCTCTCTCCCTGCATAGTAAAGATACCTGCCTCCGGGCAGAAACCTGAGATTGGATATGTGATCTATCAAGGCTTCCTTTTCATCCTTGTCAAGACGTGATGTACATACATCTTCCACCAATGTACAAGCCAACTCATGAAGAGTCTCTGCTCCTTCATGAGAATACTTGGTATAGAATATATCTTCACTGAACTTGGATCTGAATTGTGGATTACGATTTGATTTAAACATGTCTTCCCCTCTCTATTAAGTCATCGAATAACTCTTCTTGTTTCTTCTCATCTGGATAATATAATTCCAGTATTAACTGGGCATAATGTATAGCTTTTTCCACGTCCTTTTTACCTTCTCCCTTTGTTCTGTGTCGGGTAATATACTTAATTACATTCCCTTCAAAATAATCAAGCTTGTTGGCATGAATATATTCTACAGGCTGGATGCTACAGTCTTTATAATGTTTTCCCCCTACCTGTTTGTGTAATGGATTAAAGGAGGGATTGAAATTTTCTTCTGACATCTTCTGTATCTCCTGATTCAATAACACTAAAGGCAAACGTTCTTACTGTAGTTGGGGATACTCCAGCATAAGTACATATAATTTCAAAGTCATCGCATGTAACTCCTATTGAAGCGGAGAACCATGCCTGTGCCTCATCTCTTTGTTGAGTAATGGAAGAATCTTCATTCTTTACTTCAGGTTTGGAAGCATCTATAACTGCCTGTAGAATAACAGCCAGATATAATGTTTGATAGGGAGTTGTAGTAAGATCAGATAAAGATTCTAATGAAACACTAGTAGGAATCAACATAGCTCTGAACAGGTCTGTAAAATTTTCCTCCTATATAATTATTATAATAGGCTGGTTCATCTGTTCCCCCCAAGGTTGTAGTTAATACACTATACTTCATTTGATAATAACATTCATAGTATCTTAAACTTCTTTTATTTTTAAACTCTGCCAGAATTTCAAATGCGAAATGTTTCTTGCCTGTCTTCTTGATATCTTCAAGTAAATGTTTACTTGATCCCATATAAGTTTTCCAGTTTGATTCTGCTTTCTTCTTTCCCTTTCTATAATTAAAATATTGTTTGCATCCTATGTAAGCTTTCCTGGTTTTTATATTGGTTATGATATAGACAAAGCCAAACTGGGACAGGTCTGGCTTCTCTGTAAACTTCCAGTGCATTTTTACCAAGCTGCTAGTTCAGGAACTTCAGGTTCCTTGCCAATCTGTACCAGATATCTTTTACCTTTTGCATATTGAAATACCCTGATACCCTGACCTTGATTAACATCTTCCCAACATTCTCTTTTATGGCTACAATAGATACAGCCAATAGGAAGCTTAAGGTTACCAGACTTCCCATCAGGAACAGCAGCATAGCACCTGTCAGGTATAGCAGAACTGGCAACCATTTTCTTAAGATGTTTAATCCTTGAAGCAGCATTGATCATCTCCACTGAATGTAGGGGAGAGAGACAAATCTCTCCTGTTGATTTATCTATTACCAGAAAAGCTGCCTCGTCCTTGTTATTTGCTTCAGCGTATGCTGAAATTTGAGCAATGTATCCAAAGGGATCATCGTTTACAAGATTGTTGGTCTTGAACTTTTCAAAGCTTCTCCCTGAAGCACTCTTGCAATCCACCAGAACATTATCTATCAAGGCATCCTGATGTCCTTTAATTCCCTGTACCTCCACTTCTTTTTGCTGATGCTCTACCTTATGCCCTGCAATGGAAGCACATAAAAGTAAAAGCTCTTCCAGAATATATCCATATAAAAATTTAATTCTGGTGCTGGGAGTCAGTTCATTTCTCTCCCTGTTAGTATTGATATTGTACCAGAGTTGCCTGTCTGGTTTACCTATGGTGGATAGTCTGAGTGAGCCATTTAACTGAGGCTCTTCATACATAAATTCCTTGATGTGTATCTTCAACATCTCTCCAAAATTATCAATATATTTATCTACTTCTTTCTCATCCATCTTTATGGCAGCAAGAGAAAATAAGTTATAGATGTCTTCTACTAAAGTATCAATTGTTTTCATATTAAAAAAAATGAGGGTGATTGGCTGAATAAATATTCGGAGATACCAATCACCCTCCAAGTCTCCTTTAGGATTAGAGAAAATTATGAAGCAAAAGGAATCTCTTCAACTTCATTATTGACATAGCCGCCTTGGACTACATCAAATTCATCAGTAGCATACTCTATTAAGTCTACTACCTGTACCGCATTAAGGTATCCTTTAACCCCGCCGCCATAGACAGTATACTCTTTCGGAAAATAAGATACATTAACCTTGGAGCCGTTTCCTACACGCTTGTTAGAGGGGAACTCGTTACGTTCAGAATCCTTTACTGACATGGCCCGAAAGGTGCCGTCCTTACTACGGGCATACTGTTTCAGGGTAACAAAGTCTCCTCTCTCGTCACCCTTGTTTTTGATGGTAAGGCCATCACCTTCTGCAACCTTTTTGTTCTTGGCAGTAAGGTTACAAACTTCTATACTCCATTCACCATCAGGATTGAATTTGGTATTTGGAGTAATAACATGCGCCCAATAAGCTTCGCCAGAAATAACACTCATTTATAGTCTCCTTGTGATAATAACATTCAGATTATAACGTACTAGAATTTAAATTTTTCTTTGAAGATTACCTCCTTTAATTGTTGATGTATAATTATATCATATATAAACAGGTATGTCAAGCACTAATTTTATTTAATGTGTTTCTGCCCATGTTTCTCCTGATTTATACTCACAATCAAGAGGACATTTCATATTTAATATCTGTTCTGTTTCCTGCATGGCCTTCTTGGTTATCTTCCCAAACCTGTCTATGTCTGTCTTGGACACCTCAAACTGATATTCATCGTGTATGGATGCTACCAGCCTTGCATCAACTCCTGCATGTCGAATGTGTTCTTCCATTTGTACAAGCCATTGCTTACATACAATAGCTCCCGCTCCCTGAAGCAGGGTATTCACACTGGAATGAACCGATCTTACCTGTAAGCGTCTACCATCCAGACCTTCTATTGGTCCTTTTTCTGCTGCTTCCTGAATATTTTCTCTTAGTTCTTTTAAGTTGGGAACATTATCCAAGAAACTCTTTATAAGATTTTTTCCAGTGGCTGCTCCACGACCTACCAGCTTACCTATCTTGGCTGCTCCCGCACCATAGAGAAAGGCATAGATGAAGGTCTTGGCCTGATCTCTGGTCTGTAAACCAGCGGCTCTTTGATTAGCTGTATGGATATCACCATTAACTACTACATCTGTATAACTCTCCACATCAAGGTAATGAGCAAGACACCTCAATTCCAGAGAGCTTGCATCTGTACCTATCAGGACATGCGTATCAGGATTGGAAACTGTCCATAGTTCCCTGCATTCCTTTCCATAAGGACTATAGCTGGCTGGTACTTGAGCCATGTTGGGAGAATGATGGGCCATCCTTCCTGTAACAGTACGTAGGGTAAGCACCCTCCCCCTGACCCTCTCATCCTCCTCACATTCCTGTATCCAAGACTTGAGCAGCCCTGTTCTTTTTTGTAACAGGAAGTATCTTCTAAACATCTGGGCCTCTTCCATTTTAATCTTGGACAGGATTTCCTCAGAGATTATTATATTTCCTTTATCAGTATAGCTTTCAGGTTCCCATCCTTTTTCCATCAGCCTTTCAGCTATCTGTTTTCTACTGGCAATATTAAAGGATGTACTCTTGGGTATCTTTTTAACAGGTGAGTAGGTAATGACAGGCTCAAATATTTCTTCCGCATTCTTTTCAAGCTGATGCTGTTCATCTTCAAGCCTTGCCAACAGAACT